ACTCCTCCTCTCCCCCACCGCTTTCTGGCATCAGATCAATCTCAACCCCATCAATACCAATTGACACGCCTTCTGGATTAACAATTTCAATCTCAATAGGGGCTTCTTCGGTTGGAAGGCTGTCAATTCCTTGGGGTGCTGCGTACAGTGCTTTATCAATAGCCATTTTTTATCCTAAATTAGCTTGTTATTTCCAGCTTGCGGAATATGCCCGCCCCAAGAAAATCCTAATTTTGATTTAATTTTCTGCATGATGCTTTCTTCTTTTTCTTTTTCTTTTACCCGAGTATATGGTGCAATATCTCTTGGGTCTAGCCTAGTTTGACGTAGTCCTGTTAGCGCGTTGTATGTTTCCCGCACATCTTTATCGGCAAATAATGTTTCTCTAAGTACTGGGTCTTTAGTTAAATCAACATTTTTAGAAGCTTCAAGACCAGCCAAAGACGCTAATATTTCGTAAAACCCAACACCAAAGTCGTTTCCTGTCATTGCTCGCATAGCAACAGGATTAAAATAAGCGTTTTTTACAAGCCCATATTTTTCTTCCAAATACGGAAGGGATTTTATAGCATTTGATACAAACATGCTTCGTTTTACTTTACCGTCTTTATCTCCAATCAATTCATCAAATTTCTGGTTAATCGAACTGCCTTCTCCTAGATTCTGTCTGGCTAGTAAATGCTCAATCTCATGAGCAATTGTTGCATCCGATGCACTAGGACGTACAAATACGTTTTGCTGTAGTTTGCGATTTTCCGGTATGTTTCGCGGGTTGGAAAGCACAAATCCCGAAACATTTGAATCTTCTAGAAATGGCATTTCCCGCACCAACAGCCCCGGAAGCCCTGCCGCAGTGGATGGGAGTTGTCGTTTTGAAATTGATGTATATTCTTCTGAACTGGGAAGTTGTTCGTCTCTAAGATATTCCCGAGTTTTGGGATCGTATTTCATAATTTATCCTAAATAGTAACCGCGCTTTTGCCCACGAAAACCATGAAAATACTTCTGATCGTCGGGTTCGTCGCTTGGAAGTCGTAAAAAACCACCTTGCCTGAAACGCATAAGCGCCATTGTTGTGGTGTCTACCAAATCATCATGGCTCATAAATGGAAACCCAGCAATTTCTTCTACCACTTCTTCCGCCCAACGTGTTTCAGGCACCCACACTAGTCCTTGTTTAATAATATCAGCTACTGAATTTAGCCTCGCCAGTTTATCACCCGTACCTCGATGGGGTGTGTACTCTTGAACCGGGATACCCATGCGACGAAACTCTTGGTAGAGTGCCGTACCAGAAACTTTTTTCTCAACAATAAACGCATCGGGTTCCCATTCTCGCCATTGTTCCATCGCAAGATCTTTAAGGTCAGGAAACTCAACTCGTTTTTTAATCGCGTTGAGCAAAATGATGTTGTAGTTTTTCTCGTCCTCATTATTCCAAACCCCCCATACAGTAATCGCAGTAAAGTCAGCACGGTTATGTGTTTCGGCGGCGGCGTCTAACGTAAGTATGATGTAATCACAATCGGGCGGTTCTTCTTTTTTCCATATTTTCCACCATTCCCGCTTTACAACAGAAGCTTCTTCAGCCGTGGGATTTTGCTGGTATTGGGCGTTCCATTGAAACAGCGGCATGGAAGCCTTTGTACGATGTAATGCTTTTAAATCAAAAAACTCGGGCCACAGGGGTTTTTCGTCATTAGTATCTGAATTAAATATAGCGGGGAACTCAACTATTCTAAACTGATCGGCTAACTCCGAATTAGCCATATCACGAGTAACACGACCCGTCAGGTCATCCATATGCCAGCGGGTTTGCACAATTGCTACCCGCCCTCCCGGCATCAAGCGTGTCCGCGCACCAAAGGTATACCACTCATAAGCTCTTTCAAATACATCAAAGTTGCCATTAATAATGTCTTGTTCGTTATGTGGGTCGTCAATCAGGAGTAAATCAGCACCGCGCCCAGCCAAAGCAGAACCAACACCACAGGCAAAATACTCACCGCCAGAATTGGTATTCCATCGGCCCGCAGACTTTGAGTCAGCCGCAAGATCAACCGTCGGAAAAATGTTTTTATACGCATCGCTGGCTATCAGATTTCTAACTTTTCGTCCAAAATCTACGGCAAGATCGGTTGTATGCGACACCATTAAAATTTTCTTATCAGGAAACTTTCCTAAAAACCATGCGGGAAAATAAATAGATACAAGCTGGCTTTTACCGTGGCGTGGGGGGATATTAACGCACACCCTATCCTCCAACCCTAAGGCAGTTTTCATCAATAAATCAGCCAAAATCCTGTGATGCTTTCCAACTTTATAGTCAGGTTGCATATATTTACAAAATTCAATTAAGTCATTACGACAAGCAGCCGACTGTTTACGTTTAGCCAACTCATCCGCAACGGTTTCAATCTCTTCTTGCTCTTCTAAAGAAAAATTATGCAGGTTTTTCATTAAAACCATAATTTCCGCTTCAGTAAGCGTCATTAAACTCACTGCCTAACCTCATACGCAACATTTTCTTCGGCTTTTACCCCCAAAACCTCTTTAACATCTATTAAATCACCACCTAAATTAACAGTGGTATCTTTTTCTAATAGTCTTTGCAGCTTTTCCCGAAGCTTTGACTCTAAATCGGAAGTCGAACGATGATTAATTGTTACTTCGGAACGTTCGGTAAATAGCCCAACGTCAGAAATCTTACCCAGTAACTCTAACGCACGTATTCTTATCTTAGCATCGGGGTGAATGCTTTCTTTAATAAGCCGGTTAGTTACCAAACGGCGCAGTTCAAGCGCATTAGATACAACCCGTTGCCCCCAAACATCCAAAATTTCCCGTAATTCCAGCAATTCTTCGGGTTTTTCGGGTATTGAAGGCTGGATTTTAGCGTCGGGAAGCGTTTGCGCTAAAGCATTAAGCGTAACAGCGGCTACTTTCTTGGAATCTGCTACGGTTTTAGGGTCTGTTTGAATAGGTAAACCATGTTCAACAAGCACAGTAGCTGTTTTACATGCGGCTTTAGCGCGTTCTACAACATCTTTAAACGGCATATCGTCACCTAGCGTAATAAACGGCACCCCTATGTCAGGGTGGCAAATTAAGTTAGGTGGTATTTCTTGGCTAGTTATGTTCATCATTGTCGGGAAAAGAGGCACCGAATAGATTGGCGCAACTTTATACCTAATTTTTTATTTTAGCAAGGAGGTTGGGACTCCTGACGGGGGGTGTTTCTATATTGAAGGGGTGGGGTAGGTGTTATAAATTTTAAAAAGGGGGTGGGGCGGTTTAAAAAAGTGCTGTTTGTTTGTCTGGAATAGCAGCACACAGCACGCCCATGGTACCGCGCTAGCCTCGGGGGGGTCGGGGTACGGTGGGGTCGCGCCCGCTCGGATGTTATACGGTATAACCCGCTAGGCTTGATGCCAGTTCTAAGTTCTATAATTTATAATACCATGTTATACGGTATAACATCAGATTGAACGAAAGCCTAGTTAAATGTTGCAAGCATTAACAGATTAGCGTTCAATTGGGGTTATCGGATCTCAGACATTTGATCTTAGCCGATATATTTTTTGGAGCATATTATGCCTACCATTTCATCCGCATCACAAAAGCAGTTTTCTACAGTCATCCCCGCAGCATTCAAGGCTAGCGATAGTCTTGAAAAGGCAAAACGCGGTTTTGATACCGTTAGTTGGGCTCTAATCTCAGATAGTCTTCGAAATGACGGGTTCAACTCGTCGTCGTTCAAGCCTACAGGCAAGAAAGACCCAAAGACTGGGAAAGCAATCGAAAACCCAAATCGCATTGCGATCAAGGCAATGATCGAAGGCAACTATCCCCAAGCAGCACGGGATCTGCTCGCGAAAGACCCGAAAACCCTTAGTGAAAAGGTAAAGCAGCAACGTCGCGACCTGACACAACGTTGGACCGCGCTGTTAGCTAAAATTGTCAATCACATGGCAGCGGCAGAGCCGGAGCAGGCAGACAAGGACGACGACCAAAAGGCTCTTATCATGATCAACACGTTGATCGATTTTCTGAAGGGTGAGGGTAGGACGTGGAAGAAAGTAAAACGCGTTGAAGCAGAAAATTTCGCAATTAAAACCCGTGCTGCAATTGAAGGGATGAAACAGTAGTAGTCCCTGCTTTGATTTTAGGCCCGCTTCGGCGGGCTTTTTTTCGTCCATTGTTTATGAAATATAGTGCATACCCTCTTGATACCAGTGACAGGGTGCGGCGGCGAGCACAGGCAGCGGCGAGTGAGTCAACCACGCGGTAACATGTTATACCGTATAACTTTTCCCTGCCCCAACGATGCCAGTGACGGGGTGCGGCGGCGAGTGGAACCGGCACGGGGCCATCCCTAATGAGTCAAACGAAGTTTTGGTACACGTACTATCAATACTCTATATTTCTCACCACTATTCACCATAGTTAGCTAGCCTTTGAAGAGAATTAATTTTATCTAATTTTATTAAATATATATATATTATATAGTGAGTAATGTGTACGGGTTTTTAGTACCCCCAAAATATTTTTTAGTCTCTGACTTTGCCCAACAAGGTCGGGATTGCCCAAAAACGCCGAATGCAAAAAATAGCCAAATACCCCTCAAAATCCATACTTTATAAAATCGTTTTAAAATCAAGCACTTGCCCGCACTCACAACACGTACTATCTATACCATATAAACTTAGTCACCGTTCACCACGTTCTAAACCCCTCAAACCCCACCCATCCCGCGCAGATTCTATCTTCCTATATCATCCTATGACCTACATTATCTGTACCTGTGCAAGTTTTACACCTATTGACAAATCATTAAACCTGTGCTATAATGGGGGCTGTTGTAGAGTAAATGAAGTTTTACAGGTTAACAGGTTAAATGCGGTGTGGCTGGAGTATCAAGTTATACCGTATAACATTTCATAGGTTTAGACTTTATATTACCAGGGGCACTCATTATGATTTTATTCATCCACTGTCAAGACTGTGGCACAAGGCTGAAAGCCCGTGCTCACAAGATCGCAGGGCGTTGCCTACCCTGCCGCGAGCAAGTAGCAAAACAGGTTAGGAAAGGATGGTGCGTGGCCCCCATGCACAAATCCAACTACATGCTCATAACAAGCAAAGATCTGCTAGCAGGTCTTAACAACAAAGGAGGACTCGTAAAGTAGAGCAAATTTGTAGGGTATTGACAAAAGTAGTAAAGTGTGCGATAATATGATTTGTAGTACAGTTTTGTTGTAAGATGTTAGCGGTGATGTTATACCGTATAACAAGTTCCTAGTAGTTCGTTGATCCTTAAATTTTATCTTTCATTTTTATTCTTGGAGAACTGACATGTTTTTACCTGATTCAACCAACACAATCACCGCCCCTATCGCTGCGCCGACTGCTATATCCATACCGGATCTTGCCGAGTCTGCGATCTATGTGGACTTCCACGTT